CGGAAAAGTTTCAAATTTAAATTTATTCACTTGACAAACACCAGTCGGCCGTGATATAATTTGGCGCCAAATTAGCCTGACCACTGGCGCAGCCACTGGCGCAGCCACTGGCGCAGCCACTGGCGCAGCCACTGGCGCCAAATTAGCCTGACCACTGGCGCAGCCACTGGCGCAGCAGGCTGACTAGCCTGTCTAGAAAGTGACTGATCGGTCACTTTGTGACTGATCAGTCACAATCTGACCCTAAGGTGCAGAAAGTGACCCAACAGTCACAATCCAGGCGTTGCGGTCACACCACACAGGGTAAACACCTATTGCGGCTTAGGGTCGAACCGGGTATAATTATGTGGTGGTAATGTGGATTTTTGGCGCGTGTGGTGTTTTTACCACACACAAAAAATAGGTTATAAAAAGCTTGACACCGGGGCCAAAATTGTGGTATAATTTTGGCGCCTATAACCCTGGCGGCAGTAGGGTTATAGGCACAAATAAAAAGCCCTTTCGGGCTTTTTATCAGTAACAGGTTACTTTTACAGTTTTTTCACACACATATTCATAGATTGTTGAGGTGCGATTTTCAACATCCCACACACAAACCGAGAATTCCTCAGTAGATTGTTCATAGTGACTTTCAGCACATTGTTTTAATTGTTCCAGCAATCGGTCTTCAGTAATAGTTAACTCTACGTTAAAGTCGATATCCATATCAACCTTAGTTACCAGAACAAATTTTCTCGGGTTATCAAACTGCATTTTAGCTCCTAGTTAAAAATCAATTATACCACAACAATGCGGTGAATTTTGCGAACAATGCCAGGAAACCGCTTCCAGATTGCTTGACGGTTTACGGCAAATACAATGCGCGACGGGAAAGCGCCATAGAAGTCAACTTCAAACATTTTCATTTTTTGCCCTAGGAAAAATCTTGTAATAGAGTATTATAACCAAAAAAACCATGTTAGTCAAATAGTTTGCCAGCAGTGGGTAATCCATTTTTGGCCAAACATAAACCATGGTGAAAATTTCACCAAAAAACCACATTAATAAAAACATCCAAGATAATCCATGTGAATGGCCCTCGCGCGCAGATTGAACCGCCTGAGGTAAACCACATAAGGCAAACAATCCTGAACCTATCCAACCTATTGCATCCATGTGGTGATTATACCGCAAAAAGTGTTGTATCTATACAAATCGTGCAAATAAATATTTTTATTTTGCTTGACACCGACCAAAATTATGTGGTATAATTTTGGCGCCAATCTGCTATCACTTTGATAGCAGATTAGCAATAGGGGTAAACCCCTATTGATTACAGTGGGTACACATCCCACACATTTTCACACATAAGCTCAAAATCTTCGCGATTCATTGTAACATATTGGTCATTGAAAAAACGGTTTAAGGCATGATATTGTCCAACCTTAAACCGAAAACGCTTTTCATCAGCAGATTTCACTGCCAGCGAAAATTGCACAGTATCGCCAATGCCATGATAAACCATTGTGGTCACGTCATCCAAGTTGACAACATGAATACCGTCAAGCTCGGCGTCATTCAGCATTTCGCGTAGGATGATTTTTTGACCTTGCGAGAGTTTAGAGTTTGAAGCCATTTAGGAGTCCTTTTAAGGTTAACCGCTTGCACAATTGCTGCGGTATGGATAGATTATATGGCATTTTTCAGCCTGTAGGCAATTTATTTTCTAGGTGTAAACACCTATGTTGTATTTTTGCACAGGGTATTGACACGGTGCAAAATTATGTGGTATAATTTTGGCGCAAATTTGCTATAGTTTTTATAGCAAATTTTTGGCGCGCCAGCGCCCCTATTATAGCATGAAAATTTCATTTTGCAAAATTGTATTTCTAAATCAGGGCCTGGCTCACCATAGGTTTTGGCTATCGGCAGGGCGAAAAACAGCCCGGAAAAAATCCGGGCTGTCAATAGGGGTTTACCCCCTATTGATTTATTCAGCCAGTGGCTGAGATTTTGCCAGTGCCTGAAAAATTTTCTCAAGTGCCGTTTTATTGGCTTTGGTCAAACTTTCAGTTTCGGCTTCAGTCAAGCGCAGAACCGCACCGATAGCATCAGCATGGGCATCTTTCCGAACCGGCTTTTCGCCAGTTTTGGAAACGTACGTTTTGGCAACATACACCTTTTCGCGAGACAATTTCGCTACAACGGAGCGAACCGATTTACCCAAATTTTGAGCAATCATTTCCACGGTCATACCATTGGTATAATCGGCTACGACCTGAGCAGTCTGCTCAGGCGTATAGTTAACAGGCTTTGCAGTCATTTTTAATCCTAAAAAGTTAAGGGAGAAAACCGGGAATCTGTTTCGCTTCCATGGATTTATTATAACCCAATTCACCCAGGTTTTCAAGATAAAAATTCAAAACCTGATTGTAAAAAGCTATTGCAGCCATAGCAAAATTCAATCGGCCACGTATTGACGCGGCCGGATAAAATGTGCTAAAATAGTGTACAGCCGTGCTCATATTTTGATAGCAAATTTTTTGGCGCCTACGCCCTATTATAGCATAAAAACCTGCAAAAATAATACCCCTACAAAAAATATGTTATAAATAAATTGCTTGACACCGCCCCAAATTATATGCTATAATTTGGCGCCTGCCTGCTATCACTTTGATAGCAGGCAGGGCGAAAAAAGCGGCCAAACCTGGCCGCTGTCAATAGGGGTAAACCCCTATTGCTTATTAATAATTTCTAGAATTTTTTCCTCGTATATTTTCATATACCGTTTTTCATCATTTGAATTTTCCGAATTGGGATAATCTAAACTCACGTTTAAATCCATAACCAAGTCAATAATATTTTGAACCCTATTATCTCTAATTGCCCAAAATCGTTTAATATTAGAAAGCATTATAAATTCCTTAATCTAAAATAACTATAATAATATATACCATAGCAATAATAACAAAAAATGCAATTTCAATATCAAAAAGCATTATATAACCCCTATTCTAGAATAAATGTAATTAGCGCCACAATTGCCACCAGTGGCGTATAGAAAATAAATTTAATAGTATTAAAAAGCATTATATAACCCCAATATATTAGCAAGAAAAAAAGTACCATTTAAGACGCATAATGCATTATCACGGTTTACAAACCCAACATATAACCAACTAATCGACCCCATAGAAAACAGTATATAACCCGGTAATATAACCTGAGAAGCGACACAAAATGCGCCAACAATAGAAACCATTGTTCCAAACCATGATATATATTTAATCATATTATACTTCCAGTGAATGATACCGATTTGCTTCAAGCCCTAATTGTACCATGATATTACACCAGTTTTTACCATGTCCACCCCTATAATTGCAAACCCCAAATAAATTAAAATCTATTTGATGGGCAATCTCATGCGGTATAATAACTGCTAACATATCAATTTTATTATTAGCAAAAAATTTTGCGCCGATATGGATAGTATTTAATTCTTGATAGCAGCATCCGGCAGTGCGAGTAAAACGGTTATTTAATACCATAGTTGGACAATCGAATTTTACCAATTGTGGGAAAATCTCGCAGTATTCAGACCACAAATTTTCTGCGAATTGTTGAAGTGTTTTTTTGTCCATAGGTAGATTATACAGGCAAAAACCTGGCCAGCCCATTGTAAAAAGCTATCAGCCCCATAGTAAAATTCAATCAGCAAAGTGTTGACACCGACCAAAATTATATGCTATAATTTTGGCGCGCCAGCGCTATCATTTTGATAGCAGCCTGGGCGAGATATTATAATATTATAATATTATCATCGGTCTGAATATAGAACGGGGTTTTACTTATTTCATCTAATAACCGTTTATCAGTTATTAAATGAAAAACCAGAGCGATAATATATAATGTTTTCATATTATATATAACCCCCGAAGGGGTTATATTTATTTTGCAGTAAACCAGTTTTTAGTTTGAAAATCTCGCCAATTATAAGGCTTGATATTATCGCGCCAATTACGCTTTTTAATAATTGCCTGCAATATTGGCAATTCAAAATCTCGCGCATCCTCAAGTGCAGTATGCGGTTCTTTAATAAATTCACCATTAATAAACCCGCATACAATTTCAGCATTGGTCTGAAATGTCATATTGCCAAATTCAGTAACTTTATTAAATGCGTGATTTTGTAGGGCAAATTCTCGAAAATCTTTTTTATTGCAGATATTGCCAACGGCAGCAGACCATAAGCAAAAACTATCAGTAAACCCAGATAAATCAATTGCAGTATTAAGGCATTTTGATTTATCAAAAGCCAGATTATAGGCAGTTAAAACCGGGTTATATTTGCCAATTGCTTGATTAATCCATTTATTAATTGCATTAACTGATGCCACCATTCTAGTGCCAGAATCAAGCATTAGTTTATAATTGGCTTTACGTTTCTCTAATCCAGCATAACCCCAGATATCATTTGCATTTTTATCATGGAATAACTCATGGGTTCCATAATGGCCGTCAACCAATACCGCACACGAATTATATATTTTGCCTTCACGGTCTACAACGATAATAGCAAAATCCGCCACAGTATCGGCAATAGTGGTTTCAGTATCAAGAATCGCAAAATATTGTTTTTTAGCCATTTTTAATGCCCCTGATTGGATGGAATATATACGCCTTGAATATTAAAGCGATCACAAACCGCTTTTAAATATGTAGTGTTATCCTCATAGAATACCGCTACCGCATTTTGAAAATTTTTCAAATTGAAAAATTTGGTCAAACCATTGATTTTTAATTTACTGCCTGAAATAGAATCACCTTCATTGCGTGAAATAAGATAATCGGGCTTGCCTAGAATCTCATCGACAAAACGATAATCGGGGTCATTCATAACGCGCGCAGTAGCTATAATAGTATAACATTCGGGGTCAAGTAAATCAGCTTGATATTGACGTGCTAGGGGCAACAGTGTATCATGCATAGCAAGATGTTGATTTTCACGCCAAAATTCTAGGTCAATTTTATTGCCAATTGTACGATACCTATGGCTAGAATCCACAATAGTGCCATCCATATCATAAATTGCTATACGCTTGATTGCCATTTTTTGCTTTCTGGTTTTGCTGAACATAGGTTATTATATATCCAAATTTGCCCAGGAAGTGTTGTATTTTTGCAAATCGTGTAAATAAATAAATCTTTTTTGTTTGCCATTCTTGCAAATGTGTGCTATAATTTTGGCGCCTGCCCGCTATCAAAATGTGAGCAAAGCCGGGGCAAATTATCGCACAAAAACCAGGCAAAATAATACCCCTACAAAAAATATGTTATAAATAAATTGCTTGACACGGGCCAATTTTATGTGATAAAATTGGCGCCCCCATGCTATCAAAATGATAGCAGTTGGGCGAAAAAAAGCGGCCAAACCTGGCCGCTGTCAATAGGGGTAAACCCCTATTGCTTTATTCCACAGGCCTAGAATTAGCCAGTGCCTGAAAAATTTTCTCTAGGGCAGTTTTATTTGCCTTAGTTAGTGATTCGGTTTCAGCTTCCGTGAGTTTCAATACCGCGCCGATAGCATCAGCATGAGCATCTTTTCGCACGGGTTTTTCGCCCGTTTTGCTTACATAGGTTTTCGCTACATAAACCTTCTCGCGTGAGAGTTTAGCGACCACAGATCGCACAGATTTACCTAAATTTTGAGCGATCATTTCAACGGTAACACCGTTCGAGTAATCAGCTACCATTGCAAGGGTTTGCTCTGGGGTATAGTTTACAGTTTTTTCAGCCATGATATTTTCCTAAAGTTACCAAAATGGGTTTGTCGATACCCGTTTATCGTCGCTAGAATATACGCGTTAGCAATACCGCGTGAGAGTCATTTTTATCCTTTCAGAATCATATGATTATTATATCACAGTTTTTCGTGATGTTGCCGATTTTTTTCGTGTCCCAGCAATTTTTCTTGATGTTTTTTCTGGAATTTTTTCACGGCTTTTTTGCTGATTTTTTTGAGTTTCATGGCAGTTATTATATCACGCTTTTTTGAAATATTGGGCAATTGCCGAAAGATATTCTGTCATTGTTGCAAAGCGCATATTATGACGTTTTGCAAATGTTGAAAATTCTGTAACTTCACGAGCGGTAAATTGTGTACGCATTTTAGGGTTTCCGGTTTCGCTGAACATGAGTTATTATATCCGGGATTCTGCCCAGGCGTGATTGTAAAAACCTATCGCCACCATAGCTAAAATAAATCGCAAAAAGCTTGACACCGACCAATTTTATGTGATAAAATTGGCGCCTCCAACGCTATCAAAATGATAGCGGGCATGACGAAAAAAAGCGGCCAAACCTGGCCGCTGTCAATAGGGGTAAACCCCTATTGCATCAAAGTTTTTCCCATTTTGTGTTTATTCCAAAATAAATATTTCCTCCAAATTGAGTAAGGTATGCAATATCGCGAATGCTACAGTAACCGCCACCATCATAGCACAAAAAGTCTTTGCCAGCTTGCCAATCAGCAAGGGCAGCCGCGTGTGATTTATAAGTGCGCCCATATGCGGGCAATAGATAGGTAGGTGAATTCATGGCTTCATCTGGTAGAAATAGATGGCAAAGGGCAGGGCAATAAGCATAGCAAACATTAGAGCATCAAGAGGATTTTTCATGGGTTATTCAGATGCAACGGCTTCAGCCAGTGCATTCAACTCATTTGCTGCATCGCACATTTTACTATAGGCAGTACGAAAAGCCCTATAATCCTCCTGTAATTGGCTGATTGCGTAATGCTTACGTATTTCATGGTATTGCACCAAAAGATTGGCATATGTAACAGCGGCAGAGTGTAGGGCTTGAGTTGTCATATTGATTCCTTGTTGCTATGGGTTTATTATACTGCAAATTGTCCAGGAATATTAACCCTACAAAAAATAGGTTATAAATAAATTGCTTGACAAAATTTAGATTGTGTGCTACAATTGGACATAGGCATCCCCTATAGGGCGGTTCAGAGACATTGGTTTTAGCAATGTCTCTACGGCCCACCCACACGGCCATATTGGGTTTTTTCACACAAAACTTTGGGTGCCGTACCCAGCCCTAAGCTGCATCGACTTCATGCGGCTGCATCGACTTCATGCGGCTGCATCGACTTCCGCGGTTGCAAGAAAATTTCTCAAACCACGAAAAATTTTTGTCTTGACCACAGTGCCCAAACCTGCTACAATTAAGGAAATTATAAAGGATCCGTGTGTCACTTCCCACCACTACACCCGCTGAGGCACTTAACATAAGCCCTGAAGCCCTTGAGGTTGCCAACTGCTACCTGCAAAACCCAGACCTATACCAGACGGCCGAACAGCTGCAGATTTCCCCTGAAATAGTCTCAGACATCTTGGCCCGCCGTGAGGTCAAGGCATACATAGATCAGGTATTCTACAGCTTAGGATTCAATAATCGCTTTAAGATGGGCGACTTAATGGATCAAATTATTCGTAAGAAACTTCAGGACATGGATGAGGCTGAAACAGGCTCTACCAAAGATATCTCAGAACTATTAGCCTTAAAACATAAAATGTTAATGGAACACATGGATCGTGAGATTAAACTAGAAGCCCTAAAGGCTTCAAATACTGTTAAAACTCAAACTAACATTCAGATCAATGAAACTGGTGGCACACGCTATTCACAGTTAATTGAGCGTTTAATGACTTCAGATGCAGGGAAAACCATAGATGTTTAATCGAGCTACTAGAATGTTAGAGGCTGGCAAGTATACTAAGGCAGCACAACTGTTTCGTGAACAGCTGCAGACCAACCAGTTTAAAGAGTGCTACTTAAATCTTGGCAACTGCTACAGATATTTAAATCAAGATTCTAAGGCTTTAGAGTGCTACTTAAAGGCTGCCAGTGGCGGTGTGCCTTTTGCAAATGGCACATATGGCCCCTATCCATCAGCCTTAAATAACATTGGATTGCTTGAGTACGCTCGTAATAACCTATCGGTGGCTGAGGACTTCTATCGGGGTGCCTTAGCCCTAGACCCGCTCTATGGCGAGTGCATCTGGAATTTAGGCAATTGTCAACTTAAAGGTTCTAATAGTGTTACTGGCTGGGACATGTACGAGTACCGATTTAATCGTGGTGCTGGTTCTGTTGTAATCGATCGCACAATTCCTCGCTGGGATGGTTTTAGTTGTGGTAAGAGCATTTGCGTTTTAACTGAGCAGGGAACGGGCGATAAAATAATGTTTGGTCGTTATCTTGCATTGTTGCGGGAGTATTTTGCAGAAGTCATAGTATGCTGCCATCCAAGCTTAAATTGCTTTTATCAGGGTTATCGCTGTGTAGAGGTGCCTCAAGGAGAATTTAGTATTCCCTTATGCAGTTTACCCCGAATATTTGGGGTTGTTTCGGTCGCAAACTATCTTAGTGGTAGTGCCCATGATTTCGGTCCTGGTAGGCATATTGGTGTAGTTGCCAAGGGATCAAAAACTCATGCCAACGACTACAACAGGTCTATCGAAACTTACCAGTTTGCTCGTTTTTCGCGGTACGGCAAACTTTATAGTTTAAACCCTGCTGATAAACCTCATGCAAAGATTGCCTCACTACAACCTCGAACTTGGCAAGAGACAATTGATTACGTACTAGGGCTTGACCTAGTAGTAACCGTAGATACCTCAATTGTGCACTTAGCTGGAACCTTAGGCATACCCTGCGTAATGATGCAACCATCTCGTGATACAGATTTTCGCTGGGGGTTGCCAGGAGTTCAAAATCCATGGTATAAGTCAGTGTTTGTAGTTGACAACTATAATTCATGGGATACTACACTTGATAACGCTGAAAAGTTGGTGGCCTTATGCTAAAGATATCACGATCGGACATAACTGGTGACGTATTACAGGAATATCCTCTGGCAAGTAGATTTATCAAACTACCAGTTGCAGCCTACCTAAAACTACTACCTGCAGTTGACCCCATCACGTATGCGCGGTCAACTGCCTGGGATGAACTAAACAGACCCCAAACTGCACTGATTAACGCAGTTAATAGTCCCAGTTACCGGTTCATAGTTGCAGCCCTTTCACGTCGACTAGGCAAGACCTACATAGCCAACGTGATTGGACAACTAGTAGAACTAGTACCGGGCTGTAACGTCTTAATCATGTCGCCTAACTACAGTTTATCAGCGATCTCATTTGAGCTACAACGTAAGCTGATTAAGTCGTTTGACCTAGAGGTTGAAAAAGATAACCTAAAAGACAAGGTTATTGAACTGGCTAACGGGTCTACTATACGTATGGGGTCAATCTCAACTGTAGACAGCTCAGTTGGTCGTTCGTATGACCTAATCATCTTTGATGAAGCCGCACTAAGTTCAGGTGGCAAGGACGCATTTAACGTAGCCTTACGTCCTACCCTAGATAAACCTAACTCTAAAGCCATCTTTATTTCAACACCTCGTGGTAAGACTAACTGGTTCTCAGAATTCTTTGACCGAGGCTTTTCAGACGAGTATCCTGAGTGGGTATCCTTACAGGCTGACTATACCGAAAACCCTCGCATGAAAGAAGCCGACGTAGCTGAGGCTCGTCGAACAATGTCAAAAGCAGAGTTTGAGCAAGAATACATGGCTTCATTTACTACATTTGAGGGTCAAATCTATTCAGAATGGTCGGAGGACTACGTTACTGAATTTACACATTCGGACGGCTGCGAGTATATTGCAGGAATGGATCCTGGCTACAAAGACCCTACAGCTTTTGTGGTAGTAGCTTACGACCCTAAGCTGGAAATATTTCACGTAGTAGACGAGTACCTAGAATCACAAGCTACCACTGATAAACACGCAGAAAAGTTTCAAGCACTATGTTCAACTTGGGGGGTTGAAACAATCTTTATAGATTCGGCTGCAGCTCAATTTGCGAGCGACCTAGCCTATATCTATGACATTAGCACTATTAAAGCTAAAAAGCAAGTGCTTGAGGGGATTGCGTATGTTCAAACTGTAGTCGAGCAAGGTCGGCTACGAGTAGCTCCACACTGTACACATACAATACAAATGCTAAACGGTTATCGCTGGAAAACAGATGCAGCTTCGGGTATTGAAAAGCCTGATCACGATCGAAATTCACACATTGCAGATGCACTACGCTATGCACTATATACTTATACACTATAAATATCCTTATACTAAACCACTAAAAGCCCTGAGTAGTCTGATTACTCAGGGCTTTTTTGCGTTCTGGTGGCCATAAAAAATTTGTATATTGACATGGGGTTGCTCCCATGATATAATATGAAGATAAAAACATATAGCTAATAAAAAATGGCAGCAAATACTAATAAACGTATCCCAGTAAAATGGGTACGTGATCGTGCTAAAGCAGCGTACGATAAAAAGGACTGTTGCTACATTTGTAATACTAGTCAAGAACTAGAGCTACACCACACACACTCCATTACTCTTCTTTTGAATGCATGGGCTGAACGTAAGAGCTACGATATCAGCACCGACGAAGGCATCTTAGCAGTTAGAGACGAGTTTATTTCAGATTACCGTAAAGAGATTTATGACGATGTTTATACACTATGTAATAAACATCACGTAAAGCTACACGGCGTATATGGTAAAGCTCCTTCTTTAGCCAGCGCTCCTAAGCAGAATAACTGGATTGAGATACAAAAGTCTAAAACCTCAGGTAATCTAAGTGCAAAAACTGCACCGGTTTTATCTAATTTTGGGCGTTTCTACTAGGAATATTATGGCATGGTACAATAACATTTTAGGGTTGTTTCAAAAGAACAATCCTGCGCAGGAAGTAATCAGATATCAAAGTGGTACTAACGTATCCACAGATGCTCTTGCTACATACAAAGATGCATTTATTAAGTTAGAGACAGTTAACCGCGGCACTAACATGATTGTTAATGCCTGCGCTAGTTTAGATTATGACATTAAAGATAAGATGCTAGAAGGCGTTGTAGTAGGTGTTAGAAATAAAAGTTTATATAACCTCCTAAACTACCGTCCCAACCCTTATCAATCAATAAACGAATTCAGATGTAATATATTTACCGACTTTATCCTAGAAGGCAATATATTTATGTACTATGATGGTGCGTTTTTATACCACCTACCCGCAGCAAGCGTACAAATAGTAACAGACCCTAAAACATTCGTAATGGAATATACTTACAATAGTATAGTACATTTTAAACCA